GTTTATGATGAGAGTACAATTCAATACTCATAATCATATGGCTTTTAAAGGTCCAACTTCTTTTCCACTTCGTTATATGATTTAGGATGAAAAATGTCTGGTGCAAATGTATTTAATCGTTTAAGTTTTAATTTTGACACATCAAAATTTGGTGATGCTGTAAATTTAAGTGACAGCACAAAAGATTTTTTAAGTGAGAATCCTTTGCCACTCAAAACGTGGCAAAAAGAAGAATTGGCAAATGGAAATATTTCAACGACAAATTATTATAAAAATCCAGTCATACAAATATTAACTGCATATAAAGAGTCCGTAAATACTTTTATAAATTTAGCAAATTCTATTGCATCTTTTGATAATACACAATTCACATCAGCAAATTTAAAGATTTTTTCAACAAATCTAAAAGAGCAAATAAATTTATTCAGTAGTCATACGAATAACGTTTCTGGTGTTGGAACAAGTACAGCATTAGTTGTCGAAAATGCTACAGAAGCAGAAGATTATCCCGATTATCAAAAAGCAATAAATACTGGTCAAGGACTGGTTATGATATTGAGTAGCACTGATGGAATATTGAATGCGACTCCTGTTCTCGGAAGTATGACGAGTTTATTTGTCAATTCCGAATTATCTGCTAATTCAAATTCAATTAACAGTTTTATCACCATACTAACAGGAACAATTAGGACAGAAACACTATCTGGTGAAAATGGTTCATATTCAGCTAATGTCTCAAATATTACGGCGACATCGGCAAACACAATACTTACTGGTCTAAGTTCAGCAAACACGTTTTTGTATACTCGAAGAATGCATGATTGGAATTTTTATAGACAAAGTTTAAAACTTTTAGAAGATTATGATAAAGTTGACCGACTGGAGAATGTTGGTGGAACTCAAGATTATTTGATACGCAATTTAGTGGGCACACAATCTTATATTGATAAACTATCTGCAAATAACTAATAAATAAAAGATGGCAACGATAACAACAAATACGGTTAGAAAATATAAAGATTTGGATTTGAATTTCATTTCACATCCGGTAAGAAAGGATGTAAATAAACTCTTAGATGAAGATGCTGTTATTGGTTCAATAAGAAATTTATTACAAACATCTCATTACGAAAGACTTTTTCAACCAAGTTTAGGTTCAAATGTGAAAAGGATCCTTTTTGAAAACATGGATCCTATTTCCGAATCTGCCCTGAAAAGGGAAATAATTCAAACCTTAACTAATTTTGAACCCAGAGTTTCTGTTAATTCAATCACTATAAAATCAAATTATGAAAATAATTCTTATGATCTTTCTTTGAATTTCACTGTGCTAAACACTTCAGAACAAGTTTCGATACAATTTTCTTTAAAACGAGACAGGTAAAATGGCAGATCGTTTAAATGTTACAGAATTGGATTTCGATTCAATCAAAACAAATCTAAAAAATTTTTTAAAGCAACAAAGTGAATTTCAGGATTATGATTTTGATGGATCAGGACTATCGGTCTTACTCGATGTTCTATCATATAACACACATTATAATGCATACTACTTGAATGCTATTGCTAATGAGAGTTTTCTAGAAAGTGCTTCTCTAAGAGAGTCTGTAGTATCTCATGCAAAAAGATTAGGTTATACTCCTCGATCATCTAGAGCAGCTAGAGCAAGAGTCAATATAACCGTAATAGCAAACGACAATTTACCAGAAACTTTGGTTATACCAAAAGGATATGAATTTTTATCATCGAGTTTTGATGGTGTTGCTTATAAATTTGTAACATTGGATGCATATACTGCAACCAAAGTTAATAGTCAATTTGTATTTAATAACGTTGACATTTATGAAGGTGAATTGATACAGTATTCTGTTCAGAATAGTTATTCTTCAAATCCAAATCAAATTTTCGAAGTTCCTGATGTTAATGTAGACACATCTAAATTATCAGTTTTGGTCAGAGATACTCCTTCAAGTTCTAATTATGAAGTATATACTGTTGCAGTTAATGCACTAAACATCTCCTCATCATCTAAAGTTTTTTATCTTAACGAAACTAAAGAATCAACATACAATATACAATTTGGTGATAATGTTTTAAGTAAAAAAATACCTGACGGATCCGTTGTTATAATGACTTATTTGTCTACAAGCGGATCTTCAGCAAATAAAGCAAACAATTTTGTATCAACTTCTCCTATCGGAGCATATTCATCACTCATCGTGAATTCTGTAAGTGCAGCATCAGGCGGTTCAGATAAAGAAACCGTGGATGAAATAAAACGTGCTGCACCTCTCTCTTTACTCTCACAAAATAGAGCAGTAACTAAAAATGATTATATTCGCTTGATACAGCAAAATTATCCAGCCCTGGAAGCGGTAAATGTTTGGGGTGGAGAAGATAACGAACCTCCAATTTATGGTAAAGTCTTCGTTTCAGCAAAACCGAAATTAGGTTTCGAACTAACTGATACGGAAAAAGACTTCATTAAACAAAATATATTGAAGCCTATCAGCATTCTAACCGTGACTCCTGAAATTATAAATGTTGATTATAATTATTTGAAGATACAAACAAATGTTTTTTATGATAAGGCTAAAACAATTCTATCTGAGTCTGAGATAAAACAAGGCATCAAAACCAACATAGTTAATTTTTGTAATCAGAATTTAAATCAATTCAACTCATATTTCAAATATTCGAATTTAGAAACACTAATAGATTCATTTAATTCATCGATCATATCGAATGAGGTCGAACTTTTTGTTGGTAAAAAATTTAGACCAGATTTAACAACATCTAATAGTTATGTTTTAGATTTTGGATTTGAGTTAAATAGAGGTTCAACTAATGACAATTTCTATTCTTCTCCATCATTTATAATGGTAGATGAGGATGGCGTTCAAAGAGAATGTTTCTTCGAAGAGATTCCCTCATCATTTACAGGTTTAGAGTCTGTCATAATCAATAATCCTGGCTATGGTTATACAAGAACACCTACCGTTAATATTATTGGTGATGGAACAGGAGCGAAAGCTTATGCAGATATTACGAATGGCAAGCTTGAATCTATCATAGTCACTGATCCTGGAATAGGATATACAACTGCTGCCATACAAATAATTAATCATCCTGATGACACGACAGGAAATTTAGCAAAAGCTACGGCTGTTCTACAGGGTAGATATGGAAAAATAAGAATTTTTTATTTTAAGACAGATTCGATAAGTGGACAAAGCACGAAAGCAATACTTAGAAGCAGAGAAAATGAAGGTGTTATTGGACAAATAGATTATTTTCTAGGAAAAATTACTATAAATGATTTTAATCCCATAGCAGTATCAAATGATTTTGGTGATTTAATGATTAATATCAAGCCAAAAATTAATATAATTCAATCTAAAAGAAATAAAATGTTAGTTTTAGATTCTGATGATCCATCATCAATCACTGTAAACACGATACAAATTGAATGACAAATATACTCACATCAAAAATAGTTGAAAATCAGCTTCCAGACTTCGTAAAGTCGGAGCACCCAAAGTTCGTAACATTCATAAAAAAATATTATGAATGGTTAGAATCTTCCAATCTTTTTGGAAGTAATGGTGGCGTACACAAAGAATTGGAAAATATACGATACTCGAATGATATAGATTTGTCTAATGAGTATTATTTAAATAAACTTCGTGAAGACCTAACTCCTTATTTTCCTCAAGATATAGTTTCCAACAAAAGATTATTTTTAAAACTAGTATCACAATTTTATAAATCGTCAGGAACACAAGATTCTATAAAATTTTTATTTCGTGCTTTATATAATGAAGAAATAGAAATATTTTATCCTAAAGATGATGTAATAAAAACATCTGATGGCAAATGGTTTTTACCATTAGCATTGAGATTGGATACGAGCGACAATAATATATTTAAAATTGCTGGAAGACTTTTAATAGGTCAAAAATCAAAAGCAACTGCTGTTGTTGAGAAAGTGATTAGTTCTGTCGATAGACAGCTTGGTATTGCTTATATTGAAGCTTATATTTCCAATATTGAAAGACTATTTGAAACTGGTGAAACTGTTTATTGCACATTCACTGAAAATAATACTGAAATAACAGTTTATGCTCGATTGATTGGTGCACTGTCGGAAATAAAAGTTGATCCTAATAATAGAGGAGAATATTATAGAGGTTATGATCCACTATCTGTTCCCGTCTATGAAGGAGATCCTGTTTCAATCGTTGGTGGTTTAAATCCTGATCCATCAACCCTTTTCGGCACAACTGCTGTTGGTGCTTTGGCTTATGTCGGAACAACAACTAAAGGATCTATAACAGATATTCAAATCGTAAATGGAGGATTTGGATTTAGAGAACCATCACAGACAGGAACCATAGCTTTCGATTTCGTTGGTGGTTTTAGGGATCAAACAGCCGGATGGACTGAAGCTGGAGCAAAACTAGATTTAATAGATCAAGCTGTAAAAAGAACGATAAATGTATCTTCAACTACTATAGAATCTTTGAGTGCAGCATATTCAAATGTTGCTAATATGGCTGGAATAATGGGATCAGCAGTCGATGCAAATACTGCCGATCCAACATCCAATACTATAAACGTAGTGACAACATATCAGACATTTGATGTTTATCCTATGTCTTTTATTTCATTGGATGATCAAATAGGTGGTGGAGGTGGTTATCTTGATTTGCCCACTCTGGAAACATACAGTTTTTATAATGAGAATGCATTAGAGTTACTATTAGATACAAATATTTCGATTCAATCCGGTAGAAATTACATAGAAAATACTTCAGCAAATTATTCTTCTGCTGTTCAAATTGGTAATTATATTAGAATAAAAGGAAATAATCCACATTATGAGGATTACTTGAGAGTTACTGATGTTACTACAACCAGAATATATTTTAATAGAGCATTCACGAATACATATACCGGCTCTGGTGGTATCGGTGTCTCTGTTTATCTGATTGGAAAAAGAGTCATTTCGGATTTAGGATCGTTAGGCAGAGTTAATATAATAAATGGTGGAGATGACTATGAGATTAATGATGTGATACGGTTTGAAGGTGGTTCTGGTTATGGTGCTAATGCTATAGTGTCAAATGTACACACATCGAATTCAGGAATAAAAGAAATAACTTTTGTTGCAAACGGTACATATATTATTGGAGGAGAAGGATACACAAAAGATTCTTTACCAACACCAAAAGTTATTTCCACAGGAACAGGAGCCATATTACAGGTATCCGAGATTATGGGTGATGGAGAAGCAATAACTTACACAACAACCAGAATTGGTTCAGTTTCTTCAATTAGAATCGTGAGTTATGGTTACGACTACGTTTCTGCTCCTATGATTTCTCTTAGAAATATTGATATATTGACAACGAATATTACTCCTGGACAACTATTTGTTTCAAACACTTTAATTTATCAGGGTGGAACAAGTAATACTACAGCATCATTTAGAGCGTTTGTTGATAGTTATGATCAAGCAACTGGTCTATTAAGAGTATATAATTATTCTGGCGCATATAATCCGAATTTGAAATTGCGCTATGATAGTGAAATTTCAATAAATGCTGTTACCGCTGATATAACATCAAATACTTTTTATGGTGATGGAAGAGCAAAAGCAACCGCTAGATTTGAGAATGGTCTAATTAGACTTCCTGGCATTTATTTGAATACTGATGGACAACCTAGTTCGGATAAGAAAATTCAAGATGGAGAAAAATATCACAACTTCTCATACATCATAAAAAGCCAAACAGACTATAATAAGTTCAAAAAACCTTTGGTAGATATAGTTCATCCAGCAGGAACGAAAACATTTGCGATAAAATTAATTAATAATAGTTTACAAAAACAAGTTAATTCGAATAGTGCGATAATTTCTGTTAAAGATTTATCTGATACAGTTAATGTGTTAAATGGATCGAATATTATAGTGTCATCTAATGGATCCGCGAATCTGAAAACCAGTGTATCAACAGGCGATATTATCGTATTAAATTCTGTTTCCAAATCACTTTCGAATACTGTTAATGTCATTTCTGGCTCCAATATACTTTTTGGACATTCAAATTCTGTTAATTTTATAAATGACGTTTATGATGGAGCGAATTTACAACTATCAACTGGAAATACTGTTTTTGTCAAAGAAGTCATAAACTCAACTCATTTATATTTAAACACCGAGATTTTCATAACGTCCACTTCAGTCACATTGAATCTAATTAATGATATTGTTCTTACTGTGAACACTGTTTCCGGTAATACAATCTATGCTGATAGAAATCTTAGTGTCAATGCAAACAATATTCTGTTAACCGTTCAGTCTTTCAGATAAATAAACATATGTCTTCATTACTAACAAAAAACTTTTCCATTCTGATGTCCAAGCAAATTTTAAATTTGCTGGACGTTTCAGCCAATTCTTATTTACCCGCGAATAAGAAGTCTTATATGTATGTTTTTTTGGCTAAACAAAATCCTTGGAATAATGGAACCGAGACGGTTCCTACTCCAAAAGAAGATATTAATAGCACAAATGATTATTTTAAACGAGGTATTTTAGCAAAAAGACTGTCTCAAGAAAATGCATCCCTCGTGGCTCCAAGAATTAACTGGACAGCTAATACGGTATATAATACATATGAGGCAAACACAAATTTTTATGTGCTGAATACAAAAGATCAGGTTTTCAAATGTTTATCTAATGCTGCTCCCTTTGGAACAACGACAGGCATATCTTCAACAACTGAACCAGAAATTCTCCTTTCATCAACATCACTAGAAGAGCCTTTTATAAAGACTGCTGATGGATATAAGTGGAAGTATCTTTATACACTAACATCACAACAAAAACAGAAATTTTTAAGTCAAGAATGGATGCCGGTAACTGAAAATAAGTTCGTAAAGGCTGCTGCTAAATCTTCATCAATCGATATAATTAAAGTAACAAATAA